CCCATTTCTTTTAACATCTTTTGTAGTTCTGATGTAGAACCTACAAACATCGCATTATTAGTGACTTTAGAAGGACCTTTTTTCTCTTCATCTAGGTCTTTCATTTTCTTATGTAAGTCCTGTAGTTTCTCAGCCATGTCTGCGACGTGCTTCATTGCCGCTACAGCGACTTCATACGCTCTTGGGTGCCCTGACTCCTGAGCAACCTCTAAAGCGCCTCTGACCGCCTCCTGACCCTGATCTATGAGCGAGTATAATTCAGCGCGAGTATATTCATAGTCTTTTGTCTGATCATCCTTGTCAATTTTAGGACCTGCAGGTTTGACAGGTTGCGACTCAACATCAACACTGATGTTTAGCATCTCCTCCATGTTATCTTCTAAGCTACTCATAATATCTGAATCCCTTCATTAAATCCAAAGTCATCACCAGAGTCTAATAGCGCAGTATCTGCTGCATCGATATTACCATCGGTATTAATATCTGTCTTGGCAACTGGTGTATATGTTCGTGTGATTGCTCTGCGATTAACGGCAGCATCACCAAGTGTTTCATGAATGATTGCTTTCTTAATAACGTCAGCAGTATTATAAGGACCGTATAGATAAGACTTCATTGTGAAGTTAAGAGTGTAGATGATATATCTACGCTCATAAAAACTGTCATCCCATTCATCTTCATAGCTAACATTATTCAGAACAATAGCAATATCTCTCTTCTCATCCATATCAGGAATCATATTGAGAGTTATAGAAAATGATGGTTGGAAGTATGGTAAAATCTGTTCGGTAATTTGTAATGCATCATCTTGAGATTTTGCCATTACTCCTAATTCAAAACTTAAATTATAAGGAACAGGCACATACTGTACTCTTACTTCACCACCATTACCATCAATGATAGTTTTATATTTTTGAATTGGAGATGTCTTACGAGTTGAATCATAGTCAATACTAGTCATCTCAAAATACAATCTTGGTAAAGTGATTGCTACTTTTCTATTAGATGCGTTCTCTTCTAGTCTGACAATAAACTTTTGTTTGGGACCATATGCCAAAGGAACTTTAAGTTCTTCTAATACAGTACCGTCGCTAGGATCTGTACTCTTCATAGTAATATTATTGAAGAGCGTACCAAACGCTACAATGTTCTTGCGAACAATTTGATTATAAAAATGTGATCCTAACATTAGATACTACCTGTAAAATTACCAAATTCACCGAATGGGTTTCCTTCACTCCAATCTACTATATTGTCAGCATCATTTTCGATCTGTCTATTTTGATCGTAGTTGCTGTTGACGTTATTTAGAGTGTCGAAAGTTTCTGGACTCCACTTAGCACCTGAAGTTAAACCAGTGATTACTTCAGCAGTGGTGAATGTTCCAGTTCTATTGATGACTGACAGAGATCTGGTTGTGCTATCCCAAGACTTGACTTCTGCTCTATTGTCTTTAGGTGAGTAATCAATAGTAATAGTAGGAGCGGAGGTATAACCACTACCTGCACTAGTGATAGTAATACCATTGACGATACCAGTGCTACTAACTGTTGCAGTCGCTGTTGCACCTGTACCTCCTCCTCCAGTGATAGTTACTGATGGTGGCGTAGCAACTTTGTAATGTGCTCCACCATCTGAAATTGTAATACCTGAAACAGCATCTCCTGTAATAGCAGATGTTGCCTTAGCTAAGAACTCATCACCAACAACTTCCTCTCCTACAGTAAAGTCTCCTGCACCACCAGGATCCATTACCAGTTTGATTGCATTATCAAAGAGTTGTTCTATTGCATCAATCTCAGTAACTCCAGTATCAAAGTCATCACTACCAACCTCATAGATTTCAGCAGTGATAGCGTAGAATTGGATCTTACCAAACTGGAAGAATGGTTCTTCCTTACCAACAAATTTAATCTCGTAGATATCTTTTGTTAGTGGGAAGTACAATAAGTCTCCCTCATTAGGTCTACTAGTAACAGTAAGGTTAGGACTATGATCTGCTACCTCTTCATCCCAACGTCTTGTAGACACACGGAAGATAATTTCATCTGTAATTCTTAAACCGAACTTGGAGATGAACTCAGCATTGTCACCAAAACCCGTGACGTTCTGTAACAACATCTCAATTTGGAATTGTTCTTGATACTTAGTGTATCTAACTTCATCCAGAGTGCTGTCTTGTAGAACTATCTTGGGGATATAGTAAATATCTGTACCAAACAGTTTGATTTGCTCATCCACAAGATCCTGAACGAGACCTTGTTCGCCACTGTGACCTTGATAGTATGTTGGAAAATAGGAACTGGTAGGCATTTTATCCGATCATATCCATAGGGGGAATTGCATACTTACTGAGAACTTCGCTTTCGATTTTCTCAATTTCTGCTAGTGCGTCTGTATATAACTCTCTACCGTTAAGCGTGATGCCGCCAGGTAACTGAACGTTGTTGTACTTAATTAAGTTCTGACCCCACTGCTTCTTTAACAAAGCTGTGGCATACCGTTTAACAAACAAATCATTGTACATCTCAGTAGCATCATTGGGGTCAATCATGCGATGACATTCAATAAGGATATTAGATTCTTTTTTCAAGAAATCCTTATCTAGATCCATATAAAGACGATCACGACGTGCTGTGAATCTAAACTGCTGGAAACTTCCATTGTTTAGAACCATATCTAGAGTTTCTAGATATTGCTTAGTCATATAATAGTTGAGGATATCAAGTGATCCAAATGCATAGAGATCATTCAGGAACATTTGATACTCAATACCAAATAGATTTGAACGGATTGAGTTACTGACAAGACCAAATACTTTACTAATACCAGTTACATGTGATGGTATAGGTATATAATTTGTAGTCTCTTTCCAAGTTACAGTATCGGCCCCATCTGTTTTGGTTGTGGATACACTAGCTGCAAACCTAGTTTTATCGTCTTCAGTTAATTCGTGATATAAAAAAGCACGCTCCATACCGTTGTAACAGTTCTCTTGAAAAAACTGAACGGTATCATCAATTACATTATTTACCTGTTCGTCATCAACGTTAACTTGCAATACAGGTTCGCCTAATTGCCTCTTGCAATATGTGATGAGATCAGCTCTTGAGTTTGGAGATGCCATTACACACAAAAAATCCCTTCATAGTTATTTAGGGATTATTCTGCTGGTGCCTCTGCAGGAGGTTCTGTAGGTGCTTCTTCTTCCCCAGTAAGTAGTCCAATAGTCTCTAAACCACCTGAGAGTTTAATTTTATATTCCTTTGCTTTAGCTAGATTCTCTTCTAGTTCACGAATCTGCTTATCTGTAGTAGCAATCTGCTCTTCAAAATTCTTTTTTAGTTGTGCGGGATCCATGGTCATTATTATCAAATATGATAGTGTATACTGTATTTATTAGGTTGGAGAAACCCTGTATGAATACTTGTCGTCAACAATTAGTGACGGCATAAAATTCATAGAGATAGAAACTCTACCGTCTTTTTGGTTATCAGAATAACCATGAGTGAGATTAGATTGCCATAGCATGACTTCTCCTTCAGATGGATGCATGATTACATCACAATTATATTTCCCCAACTTATTCATATCTGGCAACAATGAAATTGATGGTACTTGTGAATGGGTAGAACCATCTGGATGTCTAAAAAATAATGGTGCATGTCCTTCTTCATGACAGACATAATACGTTCCAGATATAAATGCATTAGTATGAAAATGTGGATACTGACTTCCGCCAGCATCACAAAGATTCAACCAACTATCTGTAATAATCATTCTTTCAGGAAGATCATATCCCAAATCATCAGCAACGAAAGAAGTGCATTGATCTTCCAACCATCGCCTAAACTCATCCATTTCTTCTCTGTGTAGAAATGATCTACCAGATGTATTATCATAATGATGTAGTTTACCATTCATTGCATTGGTAAGCATATTTTCACCTTGCATCATGTCAACTACTTGTTTCTTTAATGCATCACAGTCTGGGTAAACTTCTCTACCAATAGCTTTAGGAAAAATGTCAGTTAGATTCATTCTTTTTCAATACAAAAATATTCACGCCATTCCACCAAGAATCAACATCTTCAATCTCACCAGTAAGAATACTTCTCTCATATAAAAGTGTAATATTATTCTCAGCAATAAACTCTTTTGTGGATGTTAATACACCTTCAAGGTTTGCATCATCAACAACTAAAATAAATTCATTTTCTGTATATTGAAGAATATGATTTAAACAACTTCTCTGTACATTTAATTCATGATCTGCATCATAGAAAATAGTATTGACTTTTTGATCTAGATTCTCTTCTGTAGCTTCACGAATATCACCATTCAAAATTGCAATATTACTATTGTCTGTCCACACAGATTTAACATTCTCAATGAATGTTTCAATAGATCCCTCTTCATCATTCCATGGAATGTCTTCTCTGATTGGTTTGATATCTACATCACGCCAATGATCTGCTGCATAAGCAGTAATATCATTACCTTGAATTGCTGCACAGAATGTGCTTCCATTGAACACACCAATTTCTAGATACTTTGTATCCTCGTAAGAACAAAGATTGTTAAGGAAGTGTCTTACCTTATCAGAAGTTAGACCCTGAATGTCGTGATTAAACTTTGACTTCCCTTCAATAGCTTTATCAATGGAGTCTAAACATCTTGTTACAAATGGGTGACATACTCTCTCTTGTTTTTTGAGATGTGCTTCAACAACTGTATCACAATAATTACATTCCCAGCAATCAAACTTACAGTTTTTGATTTTATCTCTCCAGATGTCAATTGGTCGATCTTTCATATTAAGATCTTCCATGTATACATTCATACGTGGGAAAAGAATTTCATCACCATCATTCCATTTTTTAATGATGTCCATAGACTCCAGCAGTCTGACAGCACTTTCTCTACCATGCATCTTGAATACATCAATACCTAGATCAAGAAACTCTTGCCAGTCTTCTCTCCAAGGTGGAATATTTGCTGCCTTAAGAGATGCAGATGATTCTGTTACGTCCCAAGTAGAACAAGATACTCTACTGATTTCAGAATTAAAATATTGAGGACTATCATCTCTTGTGCAATTGTATTGATAGTGCTCTGGCATAATAGGACAACCACCCCAGCAATTTTCATTAGCTAGCAATGACAGTTTTACTGGTTTACCAATAGATGCACAATATTCTTTTGCTTCGATAACTCTGTTGAGAGCATCTCTATCTCTCATCAAATCTCTATCAAGATTTACATAATGAAATCCTGCTCTAGCACAAGCAACAATTTCATTTGCTTTTGTAACTTCTCTAAGGATCGTGTTTTTGATAAACAGTTCAGGAAATTCTCTTTGAATTTGTCCCGAAGAAACCCATGATGTGTGAGGTAGAGTTACAATACGAACACCCTTATCATACAAAGGTTTAAAATTTTCTATCCACAGATCTAGATTTTTCTGATCTGGTCTAATCCACATATTATTAAATGTGGCGGATAAAGGAATACCTGTCTCTTGAGAAATAAACAATGCATTTCTTGTAGTTCCTCTAACAGGATCAACTACAAAAATGTCACCCATCGCATCCTGATTAAAAGGAGGAATACGACAGGTGAAATACAGATCGTAAATTAAATGTTTATGCTCAATGAGGAATGGTATAAAAGTTTCCTCAGCAAATTTTTTATCAATCTTTGGATTGATCGGCAGACTGAAGACGCTTGTCATTGAGTTCATCACGGATTTGATCTAAAAGTGGGATGTTAAGGTTGTTCTCTACACCATGGAATGTAGGAACTTGAACGTCAGGAGACTCAGCATATGCTTGGAAATACTTTTCTGTTCTTCCCTGAATCTTATCCATAGAGATCTTCATCAGACAAGCATACTGAGATGCAACATCAAGAATACCAACTTGGTCTTCTTCTTTCATCATAGCAATAGAATCCATGTTGCCAACACCAACTCTACCATTCGCCATAATATCTAGAGCAGCTTGTTTACCAAGTCTTGCAATCCAATACTTTCTTTCATCTTCTTCATCCCATTCAACTGCATTCAGTAAATCTTGTTTTGTTAGACCTTTGTCTTTAACATAGTCTAAGAAAACTTGCAGTTCGTATTCTGCTTGACCCTTTCTTCTACTCCACATTTCTTTATCGAGTTCAGCAAACTCAACTTCAGCTGCAGCAAATTCAATCTCAAACTCATCTCCATCTTCTGCTTGGAGTTTCTCTAGTAAAGCTTTATCACGACGCAAACGAATATCTCCCTTCTTTTCATCGAGGAGCATTTTTTCATATTGATGTGATCGATTCTCGATCTCTAACAAAACTTGTTTTAGTTGTCGATCTTCCGTGACATGTGATTTAATCACATAGTCTAAAATTTGATTCTTCGACATACCAAGAGATACTCTTACAGCAATATCTCTAATTTCTCTATCTGTAATTACACTCATAATAAATCAAAAAATAATGATTAGAACTTAATACCAGGTTTTACCTCTTCTCTGATGTAAATACCCTCAACAAGAGTATACTTATTTTCTTCTTTTGCCTGTTGTTCTGGCATTGGAAGACCAAGGTACTTCTCATATAACCTATTTATCTTCCTAATTGTATCGCAATCTGAGAACTCTTTTTTAACTTCTGCAGATTTAAGGTAGAGTGCTTTTACATTTCTGTTATAAGCATTTCTTTTTTCTTGAAT